ATACGAAGACCCCTAGCCTTAAGACCGGCTGGTAAGTTCGAGAGCGTTCCTGCATCGATAAGTTGTCTGAGGATTGATGTTGCGCTTTTTGCGAGTCCTCCGATGAGGTGTATAAGTCCTGTACCGTAAAAGCCCAACCCGGGGAGGTACCTATAGTGGACAAAGTATTGTCTCTTTCTTTTCTTTTTATCGTCTTCATAATAATTTCTCCTGATAGACAAAATAGTTCTTGAAGATTTATCTATCGTGATAACATACGGCCTAGCTATTCCATCTTCTTCATCAAATGGTTCTGGCATTTCCATTTCCACATGCATTTCAAGAAGTGTGTGTCTATCGTCATCTTCTATTGTTGCTGACTCCCCATCTAGCTCGTCATACTTTTCTTGTATATCTGACATATCTGGCTCAGGGTCAGGTAATTCTATATCTCTGTAAAATCCATTATCTTGGAGTTTTGCTATGTCGTTTGCTGATTTTTTCATAACATGAGTGTATCTCTCACATGTCATAAGATCAGAGGCTCCATAAGAAACAACAAAATCTTCTGCTGGGACAAACATGGCACATGGTCTTTCCATGATTGGATCATAATAAACTTTTTTAAACGCAGATCCTGCCAAAGGTAACTTAAATAACATTTGCTCCGTTTCATCACGATACTCTGTCATTTCTTCTGTAAGCAGATAATTCATCTCATTTTCTACTCGTGCAGCCTGCTCTGTCTTCTCAACAGACATCTTGCCAACTATCTTTGTTCTAACTGGACCTGATGCAGGAAATATCTCTCCCATTGCCTGTGCTTGAAATCTGACTATTGATTCTGTAAGTATTGGGTGAAACACACCAGATGATCCTGCCCAAGGCTGTTGTCTCTCCTCTATTTTCATACCAAGTAGATCTAAGCCCTTCACATAGCTTTTTGCCCATTCACTTCTTGATTGTCTATCTGAATTAAAATTAGATATTAATTCACTTGCCATAGACTGTAGATCACCCTCATCTATTTGATCTGCCAGATTTGCGTCAAAGCCACCTGACATGATTTCTTCTACCTGCTCTCCTGTAAAATCTATTATCATGCCCCCGTCTTCTGTTTCTATAGACACAGAATCAGGATTCTCAACCTCTATGCTTATATCAGGTTCTGCCATTTCTTTAAATGTAGTAGCTGGTGTCATAACCTTTTCTATAGCCATGATAATCTCCTATTTCATTCTTTCTAAAATTCTATCAATCTTTTCTTCTAATCTGTTTATGGCAACAGTGACATCATCACGCTTTGCGTAATCTTCTCTAGTTTTATTCAATAAGATATCAATTCTTTTAACTTCTCTTGATTGCGTTGCCAAAAACCAGCCTCCACCTAAAACGATAACTCCTATTAATCCATCAATTATGTGCGTCATGTCCATCAATAATACTCCACAGGTCTTCTGTATTTGGGTTCGTCATCCCAATCATCCATTGCGGTTCTTATCCAACCGCCCTGTCTGAATCTTAACAGTGCCTGTGTAGTAGAGTCAACCAAGTCATCGTGATCTCCTGTAGGAAATGATGCACATTCCTCTATAACTTCATCGGCCCACCTAGTAGGTGGACACCAGATAACACCACTAGCAAATAAGTCTGTTACACTGTTTACTCTTGCTATCTTATCCTGTCCACGGCTCGGTGTAAACTCCGTAACTGGTATTCCCATCGCCCTAAGCTCAAAAATTAAGGGAGATCCTGCAGCTTTTGCCTCAATAATCATTTGATCTGGCTCGTATTCCCAGTATTTTTCGTATGCTGCACGTTTTAAATCAGGAAATTCAAGTTTTTCCTTAAATGCATCGAGTAATATTAAATTTGGCCTGTCTGAGCCATCGTCATCTGGTAAGTAAAATATACCCCAAGTAGTACAGGCACTATAATCTGCCCTTTGTGTCTTTAAAAACGCTGTATCCCATGATTGTATGATGGATTCACATGGTGGGAGGTCATCTTTTTCCCATTCTTGCCACCATTCACGCTTAATTAGCGCTCCTTCCTCGGATGTGGGGTCCTGTTGGTACTGTGCATTCCATTTTGCCACTGGTAATTCAGCTCTGAGAGCGTCTAACTCTGATCTTTTCCAAAATTCTGGCCATAAAGTCTTGTTTGATGGGAGTATTGCAGGTAGTTGTATAACTTCCCACTCATTAGAACCTTCTCTTTCGATAGATTTATTAATTATCTGCCCTGTTAAGTCTCTTTTAGACCATCTTGTCATCACAAGTATGATGGCACCACCCGGCTGTAGTCTCTGTCTAGGTCCTGATGTATACCACTCATAAACTTTGTTATAAACTTCTGGGTTATAATCGCCCATTGTGGCTTCCTGCTCGGAGTGGGGGTCATCAATTATCAAAATATCAGCACCCTTACCAGTCACTGCACCACCAACACCTATCGCGAAGTAATCACCACGCTTGTTTGTGTTCCATCTACCTGCTGCTTTACTGTCTGTGGATAACTCTATGCCCGGAAATACATTTTGGAAGTCTTCGTTCTGTATTAAGTTACGAACCTTCCTGCCAAAACCAACAGATAGCTCTGCAGTGTGTGCGGTCTGTATAACTTTCTTTTCTGGATACTTTCCCAAAAACCATGCTGGGAATAAATAGCTTGCAAATTCTGACTTGGTATGACGGGGTGGCATGTTGATAATCAGTCTTTTTAAATCACCCCGGGCCACTTTCTCAAAAGCCTCTGCCATTATCTCATGATGCCTGCCATGAATAAAAGAAGGCCACATAAGTTTAACAAAAGATAAAAAATTATCTCTTGCTTCTTCTCTTTCTTTTACGGATTCGTATTCTTCTACTAGTGCCAGAATCTCTTTTTGCTTCTCTGGTGAAAGCTCACTAATCTTATCTAGATTATCTTTTATGATATGAGTGAGATCATTCATTATTGCTCCATACCTCTGGAGGCCTGCTCTCTACAATCTTCTTTGCCAACTCAATCATCCATAGACTACTCTCTGTTTCAACTGAAGATGAAACATGTAATACCCTATCACCACTTTCATCAGTGGTCCATCCTATTACTAGAGCATCTTCTAATTCATATTCTTCTATTATTTCAGGAGATTTTCTGTAATCACTTAAGGTTACAATATTGTCTGACAAATAATTGTTCCTTTACAATATTTATAAATATAACATTTATAAACTTCTTTAATATATCTCTTACCTTCTATAGAACATTTATAAATATTAAAACAATAAATTTTATTTATACTATTTTTAAACAAATTTCAATAAAAAAAGAATCATATAGGCATTTTTTTTTAAAGTTGATATTATTTTACTTCTATTTACGTCTATTACATTTTAAAAAGGGTACCCCTTTGTGAAATTTTAGTATTTTTATGTGCAAAATCATGTACGTGTGTGTGTAGCCACGGCTGTGTGTCGGGGTGGGTAGGGAGTGGGTGGGGTTAGCCACTAACAAAAAAAGTTTAGACCGACCAAGTTAAAAGAACTTATCGTAACTAGCCGGAAAGAACTTATCGTAACTAGCTGTAAAACTTTACGTAACTTTTTTATTTAGAAATTATAGTGTTTAGCTTGTTCAGTAATTCATTCTCTATTTCTACTGATGACCTATCACGTTTATCATCCACCTTTAAAACGTCAGTAAATAATCCATGATGCTTTCCTAAAAGTTCGAGGCCTTTTAATCTTACTGCATCAGTAACATTTACATCATCAGCCATCTTCTCGATCTTCTCTAAGATTATATCTGATCGCTTGACGCTGTCCATGCTGTGTAACGTCTGCTTATGCTCTAATAGCTTATTTATAGTTAAGGTTATGTTAATGTCTGCTCTTAGCTTAGATGCCATTGCTCTTAAAGAATTACCTTTAGTTTTTTCTGATACATTATAGTTGTTACGATATGCATCAATATACGTCATATCATTGAATACAATATCCCTACAAAATCCCATTTGTTTTGCTGTTAATTCTGATCCAATAACTTTAGATTTTTTGGCCTTACTTTTACTGCCGTCATTATCACTTACCAATTTTAATTTAGGTTTATTATCTTTTTTATCTGACATATTTTTATCCTCAAAAGTTTACGTAAAGTTTCAATATCATGTTCCTTAGACCTGCGACCTTTACCAATGATACCACTTTATTATCTTTGTTTGTAGTCTCATTTCGTGAAATATTCATTGCTGTCGATTTAAGAGCCATACAGCACATGTACCACCTTTAAGCTATGATATATCAAAAACTTTAGTTTCAGCGTTTTTGTTGTCCACCTTTGGTTACAGCCATAAATGGTAAATAATAGTAAATAATAGTAAATAATATCAACTTAGGCTTTGACAGCTATGCTCCTATCTGATATGGAATAGGATGGTATTTTTTTAAAGTATCCCACCAAGACCACAGCCCCTATTTGGCAACTTGTTTGAACTGTAGAACAAACATCCCA